GCCGAACGTGATGCTATATTAAAGGCAATATTACAGAAGAACCAGAAAAAATTAACTATCCAAGTCTGTTGCCAACAAAATTTACGATTTGTAGTCACTATCAAAATATTTAATTCATCACCCTGTCTTCTTACAAACTGTTCAAGTGTAAGTGAGATTACAAATCCAATTGCAAAAATAAAGAAACAAAAATTAAAAAACTGCGAACCAATAAGAAAAAAGTATGCCATTAATAATAATCCCACATATAGGAACGATCACCGTATTCATCAGTATGCCATACATCCCCATCTTTGTCAACAAAAGTTGAATCCTCTAAACCAGTTTGAATGAATCCAAATGGTGCCATATCTTGTTCAATCTGATTTTTTTGCTCTTCATATATCCTTTTTCTTATATCATTATCAGTCATTTCTTTAAAATAATCCTGCTGAACTAACCATGCAAAAATAACAAGACACATTGCTAAGTCATCATTACATCCCTCTTCTGCCTCAAATGAATTATGCTTTTGTGCGAAAGTCGTCAGTTCAGATATGATTTCATAATCACATGTGAGTAATTTATGATCTTCAATCAAAGTTTTCAGGTTACTACAACCGAGTTTTTTTACTGCAGCAGTTGTTCTTACACCTAATTGAGTTTTCTTTCCTGAAAAACCTTGACCAACTATTTGACCATTACGACCTCTCATTGATGCCATAAGTAAGTTTTCATACTCTAAATCATATTGCAATATACTTGCAACTTGATCTCCTATGTCATTAACTTCAACTAACACATAGGCATTATTATATCCTTTTGACACATCAAGTATTACATTTGGAAATAACATAGGTTTAATTTCATTATTTCGATACTTTGCAACCACTTTATACGGAAACTGAGTGACATCAAATACTATAAATGCAGAGTAATCATTACCAAGTCCTCTTGCAACATCAACAGTAACGATATAATTATGATCTTTTTCTGGTTTTTCGTAGATATCTAAACCTGCATTCTTAGTAATAGGAGTGTCGTACACCATATTTCTTAATATGGAAGGTGCAATCAATGTATTAATTGAACCTAAGAACTCACATTCAAACTCAACTTTGAATTGTTGCTCTGATGTGTTTGCTATTGTTTGCTCTTTCCATACATCATCTCTACCTGGTACTTCAGACCAATGAACATCTGTTGGAATATATTCGTTCTTTCCTCTCTCTGCATCGTGCCAATATCTATAAAAATGATTCATCCCGTGAGGGGTAGAAACCATTATGACTTTGGTGTTTTTACCAGAAGTGATAGTAGGATATACTGAGGCAAAGAATGACTCAGCAATATGATTAGGAACAAAGGCAAACTCATCCAGAAAAAGAATGTTGAAAGACATACCTCTAACTGCAGAGGCAGAGGTAGATGCTGCCAATATTTTAGATCCATTTTCTAACTCCAGTGAACCTTTATTCCAAGATATGATACCCTGTTGCATCCATTTAGGTAAATTTTCATATGCAGTCTGTAATCTACCTAGTAAATCACGGGCAGTGGCTGCTTTGTTAGCGAGAATACCAATATTTGTGCTGTCATTAAAAACAGCGTAATGTAAAAGATATGATACAGATGTAGTAGATTTACCCGTTTGCCGAGGCATCTTACATATGTTGAAACGGTTTTCATGGAAGTTTTTAATTAACTTTTCTTGAAAATCATAAGGATGAAACTGAGTCAATCCCTCATCAAGAGAAACAATTTTAATATAGTTTTTTGCAAAGTAAACAGGATCTTCTTTACATTTAACAAACTCTATTATCTGCTCCTGTGTAAACTCATGAGCAGTATTTGCTTTTTTTAAATTCGGATTTCCAAGGTATACATTATCATTCATAATTTATCAGCAGTTCCACTTGCGAAGTGATTTATTTATTCTTGAATCTGGATCTCTTGCGGTTTTTGCAGAAGTTAATTTCTTTTTCATACCTTTCATTCTAGAACAGAATGACTTTCTTCTCTTTGATGCTTTTGATCCTTTCTTTAATTTAGATGGTTTTGTTGTAACAGCAGTCTTTAATTTAGAACCAGGATTTGCAGCACGATAGGATGCAACACCTTTTGCATTTAATCCACCTGACTCACTCTTACCTGCTTTTCTTTGCCAAGCAGGACTCTTGGCTTCTTCAATCTTTTTTGAGTCGTCCTTACCCTCGTAACCTACTTCCTCTCTCCAGTTTGAAAACTCTTCTTTCTTGACACAATTATTATATCTTTTACCAAACATCATTTTGGTTCCTTTCTTTTCATAACCTGGCCAGCACTTTTGTGCTTTCTTTTCATCTATTTGAACTTCTTCATACTTATTTCTACCTGATGGTGAGGGTTGTGTACTATCAAAATGTGGATTGTTTTTAGCAGCATCAGATTGTGCATCTCTCTTCTTAGTCAGCATTTTTGCTTTCTTATCAAGATAATTCTTCATCTCAACTGATTCTGATTTATTACCCCAGTTCGCAGCACCTACTTTACGACACTTAACCAACGCACCAGATGCATATGCACTTGGCCATACAGAGTATCTTGACTTGACTTTGTGATAGCAAGCATCTTTCTTACCACTACCCTTACCCTTCTTATCTTTTGCTTCTCCTAGAACTATCTCATCTCCAATTTCTACATTGTTTTCTGTAAACCAACCACGATTTGCTTCAATAGCAAATAAAACTTCACCATCTGAATATACTGGTAATGTGCTAAAAGGAGTTAACTCTTTAATACTCTCAACAATACCATCTTCTCTAACAAACGCAATATCAAGAGGAATACGAGTATTTTTCATGTGAAATGAGTGTTGACCAACTTCCTCAAATATGAATAACATTCCTCTATCAATATCTAAACTTTCACGAAACATTAAACCTAATTTAAATGATGCTTCAGTATTTGGTAATTCTACAAGTAAAGGTAAATCAATGTACTCGGCACTTTCACCAACTCTGCTATTATGTTGCTCATCAGGTGTATTTGATGCAAGGTTTTTCACCTTTTGTTTCTTTGAAATTTTAGGACCTCCGATTGGATCACCATATTCATCTCTTTTAACTTCTTCTCTCCAATTTGAATATGTTTCTTTAACTCCAGATGCTCTAAGTGTCTTTGCTTGTTTTGCATGCATTGCGACTGCTTTATCAAGTTGACCAGGTATTTTATTTGCTGCTTTACCTGCATCTTTCTTAAACTCATCAGATGCTCTTAGTCTTTTTGCCTGACTACTATGTAATGCTACTGCCTTATCTAATTCTTTTGGAATCTTATTAACTGATTTACCATAATGAGATTCTTTCATATGATCTGCTGCTTTATACATGGGTTCACCAGTCTTTACATTTTTCTTTCCTGCTTTGTAACCTTGATATGCTGGAGTATTACCTTTTTTATCAGCATTGGTTACAGTATAAGATTCTTTCATTTTCTTTTTTGGTTTATCAGTTGAAACATAAGTTGGTTTTGCAGCACCAGATTTTGCTTGCTGACCAGGATCTGCTTTCTTTTTTCTACGAGCAGCAGAAAGTCTTTCTGCTTTTGTCATACTAGCACGTTTTGAAGACGATACACATTTAGGTGTACCTTCACCTTTTTCATCACTTGCACAAGTTCCTCCAGTGACAACATTCACCCAACCAGGTTTGCCATCTTTTGATTTTGAACCTTTGAACCACTTGTGAAGTGAACCTTCTTTAACTGATTGTTGAAATGATTTCTTTATTTCAGACACACCAATAACATCAATTACTTCTGCAAAAGTTTGTCCATTAGAATTTTCTATAGTAACAGAATCGCTCATAAGAACTAAGAATCCTCTTTATTATTTAGTATTCCCTGTTTTAACATCTTTGATAGTTCAGAAGTTGAACCTACAAACAATGCATTATTTGTCACGTTATTTGTTGTTTGTTTTTTATCTTCATCTACTTCTTTAACTTTCTTTTGAAGATCCATTAACTTATCAGTTGTATCTGCAACTGACTTTATAATCTGTCCTGCAACTTCATATGCTCTGGCACTTCCACCCTCACCTGCAACTTCTAAAATACCGTTGAGTGCTTCTTGTCCTTTTTCGACTAACGAATATAAATTTGCACGAGTATAGTCATAGTCCTTTTTGACATCATCCTTAGTAGGTTCCACTTTTTGTGGTTTACTATTTGGAGTAACATCAATTGCACTACTAGTGTTTAACGCTTTATCAATAGAATCATAGTTAGCCATTGTTTTCATTAAATATCTTTCTGTTGAGTTGGACTATATGATTTGGAATCAAAGAAAGTTTCAACATTACCATTAAATCCAAAATCATCATCTGGTTCAACCAATAAATCGTCAGCTACTGTTAATACATCAATTGAGGTTCCTTCAATGTGTGTCGCAGAAACACTTTGATACCCACG